CTGCCCTGGCCGGTAGCGCAGCGAACGCCAGCGATGCTTCGGGAACACTTGTCCTGAAGGCTGTGCTGTCCGGGCTTGCCGTAACGGTATCCGGCGGTGATGGCTGGGTCCTGCCGCCATTCGTGCCAGGCACCATTCCGCCGCGGGTGACTGGCGGAGTGCTGGTGCTGCCCGGTCCCTCGGGCTTGCTGGTGGTGCTGCGCGCTGGCGCATCTGTCAAGATACTAGTGCCCTCGGCTGCCGTGCAGTTGAACGGATTCTCTTCTAACGTGAATATCCAGCGTGTTACCGCGGAGGTCAAATAATGGATATGTATTCAATCTGGTTCCCTCAGGGAAATGACGTGGTGGTGCAGGTGCGCTTCGGCCCTGAGATAACTGACGATACCGGGCTCGGCGCGGAATTCATCTACAAGGACAGCCGTTACACGCTGGACACTGATCCGTCCACGCTTACCTACGAATCGGATGTTTACCCGGACGACAGCAATCCGGGCGGATTCATGTCGCAGTTCTCTATACCTGCGTCAGACAATGGCGTATCTGGCGCGTTCTGGTATCGCGTAGATGTTATCAATAGCGCGCTTGGCCAGCGCCGGACAGTGGATGGTGCCTGCGGCACGCTTCTAGTGGAGGCTGTATGACAGAAGCTGAGCCGAGGATTCCTAAGTGGCTTATATGGTCGTGGAAGGCATGGGATTGGACAATGGAGAAATCAGCGCAGGGAGTAGCTGGCACCGAAAGGCTGAAGCGCTACTGGACCGAAGGTGCAGGCGCAGCCAAGGTGAGATGGGGAGTGCCAGGTGATTTCGATCGCGCTCGGCGCTTGCTGGCCAAGTACGTTCCGCCGCAGATGCTGAACGGGCTTGTCGCGAATCTACACAAGCGAGCCACTGGCGGATGGCCTGGCCATGCGCCTGGAGTAGAGGAGGCAATGGCAAAGGCCAAGAAGGGCAGGTAAGCAGGCACTAGCGCCATCGCGAATGGCGCAGTACAATACGCGCATACAGGGAGGCATCATGAGCGAGACGGCTGCCGAGCCCGCTGCCGAAACGGCAGAGGACCTGGAAAGTGTCGAGGAAACCGAAACGGAATCCGAGGGCACTGAGGCTGCCGAATCCACCGACGTAGCCGCAGAGCTGGAGCGGTGGAAAGCTGAATCCCGTAAGTGGGAGAAGCGCTCAAAGGAGAACTCAAGGGCTGCCGATAAGCTCCGCGAAATCGAGCAGGCCAATATGTCTGAGCTGGAAAAGGCTCAGGCAGCACAGCGGGATGCCGAGGAAAGGGCGACGCAAGCCCTGGCCATGCACAATCGCGTGATGGCTGCCGCGGCAAACGACCTGCCAATGGAACTCATCGATTACCTCGGCTCCGGCACGGAGGAGGAAATCGCCGAGACCGCGCAGGTATTCGCCAGCGTAATTGAGGCGGAAGTAACGCGACGCCTCGAGGAAATGACCGCTGGCATGGCAGGCCGAAACGGCCAGCCACCCTCGGGCGCACGTCCGGTCGAATCAATGCGTCCAGGATCAGCTCCAGCTAGCGCCGGAACGGCGACCAGCCCGGATGAATGGTTCAGGCAACTTCTCGATAATCGCTAAGCAGAAAGGGCTTAGAAGTGCCGACGTACAATACGCACGTCAGCCGAACCACGACCGGAAGTGACCCGCTCGTTCCGGAGCCGCTGGCGGCTGATATCATTCAGGAAGCGCCGAAAGCAAGTGCCGCGCTCTCGCTGATGAAGAAGACGACCCTCTCGGCCAAGACGCAACGGCTGCCCGTGCTGGACGTGCTGCCCGTTGCCTACTGGGTCTCCGGCGACGCTGGCCTCAAGCAGACCAGCACGCAGGCATGGAAGAACGTGGTGCTGGTGGTCGAGGAACTGGCCTGCATCGTGCCCATTCCGGAGGCTTATCTCGACGACGCCGACGTGCCTCTGTGGAATGAGGTCAAGCCCCGCATTGTCGAGGCTGTCGGCAACCTGATTGATTCCGCTGTTCTCTGGGGAATCAACAAGCCTACGACATGGGGCGAAGCCGTATTCCCAGGAGCCGGCAAATCGCAGCATTTCGTCGTGCAGGGCACTGGTGTCGACCTCGCCCAGGACGTGACCAAGCTCGGCGCGCTCATGGCGCAGTCCGGCTACACGGTGAACGGCTTTGCCGCGGCACCTGGCTCCAACTGGAATCTGGTCGGTCTGCGTTCGGCGCAGGGCGTCCCGATCTACGAGCCAGACCTTCAGGGCGGAAGCCCTGGCGGCAGCCTCTACGGCTATCCCATGAGCGAGGTGAACAATGGCTCGTGGCAATCCGGTGCCACCGGAGCCGTTTTCCTCATGGGCGATTTCACCAAGTCCATCATCGGCATTCGGTCGGACATCAGCTTCAAGATGTTCACCGAGGGTGTCATTTCCGACGGCAGCGGCGTCGTTCAGCTCAACCTCATGCAGCAGGACGCGGTCGCCATGCGGATGACGATGCGCCTGGCTTACGCCACGGTGAACCCGGTCACCATCATGGAGCCTGGCAAGAACATCAGCACGGCGACCGCACGGTGGCCGTTCGGTGCCATTCTGCCGGTCGGCGCGACTCCGCCAGCGGCCAGCGCGATCAACGTCATCCAGGCTCCGCCGTATCCGTACACGGGCACGTTCGCCGCTACGGCCGAGGCGGAGCTGGCTGTGGAGAACCCGCAGGAATCGGCCGCGGCCGAAGCGCAGCGGGCATTCCACGAGGAGCAGACGAAGGCAGTGCGGCCACGCCGCAGTCGGGGTTCCGCCGACGACTAGCGGAGCAGGGACGGATTACGACCAGGCCGGAAAGGGATGGCCATGCGAATCGGCGAGCAGCTACCGACCCTCGCTACTCCGGATGATGTGGTGGACCGGCTTGGTCGTAATCTAAATCAGGTAGAAGCTGCGCGCATTGACGCGCTGCTGCGAGATGGCAGTACCATTATCCGGCGTTACTGCCGCCAGGATTTTATTTACGAAACTGATATGGCCGAGATACTGGTGGCTGACGCCGGCGAGATCAGACTGCCGAATCGGCCAGTGTGGAATATCAGCTCAGTTACCTGGCAGTCGGGCAATCCGAGCATTATGGATCTGGGCATCAACTGGTATGTGTTCGATGGAATTGACAAGATAACGATTCCGTCGCCGTACGAATCTGGTGTCATCAACCTGCCTGCTATGTGGCAGGACGTCGGCTGGTATTCAGATTCGTATGAAGTTGTCTACAGCTACGGATACAACGACCCGCCGAACGAAGCCGTTACCGTGCTGTGCACGGCCATCATCTCAGAGCTGTCCACGCCGACGATGAGCGCCACGCTGGCGTCCGAGTCGGTCGGGGCTTACAGCTACAGCATGCGGCGCACCAGCGGCGCAGGGCTGAACGCTGCTCTGCTCGACGCGGGCATGGCTACCGCGCTCGCAGACTTCAGGCGCAAGCAAGGCACGATTGCGATACGGATATGACAGTTAACGAGATCAATCCGGGCGGAGTACCTACGCATCAGTTTCCGTATGCGCAGACGCTCATTCTGCTGCGTCGTGTGCTGGCCGAGCCTGACGCCTACGGCAACGACACGTATACCGATGTTTCGGTGCAGGTGCACGGCTGCGTCGTGCAGCCCGCGGGCAGCGCTGAAGTTCTGCAGTTCACAGACCAGGTAAGCACCGACATCACCGTGTTCATTCCGTACGGCACGGAGGTCGGTCCGCTGGATGCGCTTGTGGTCAATGGCACCACGTACGAGATCCAGGGCATTCCGCAGCAGTGGCGCTCGCCTTTCTCGGGGCATACCAGCCCGCTACAGGTGCGCGCTTCAATTGTGACGGGAGCATCGGTGTAATGGCAGATTTCAAGCCGGACCATCGTGGTGTCGGCAATATGCTCCAGGCGGAATTCATGGAGCGTGCCATGGTGCGCGTCGCAGAGGAGATAAAGGGTCGTGCTGAAGCAATGGCTCCTGTCGGCCATCCGCCACGGGATAAGCATCCAGGTCGATACAAAGCATCATTCCATATTCGTAGTCATAGACACGGTGGTGCTCCCGGTCGCTACGGAGCCCATCGGGCGGAAGCCATTGTCTATAACGATGCGCCGGAAGCGGTATTTGTCGAGTATGGTGCCAGAAGCAAAGAGGGAGAAAGAGTTCTAGCCCGCGCTGCATTCAGGAGACTATGATGGCCATGCCTGTTCCGGTATTCCCGGATGCCGAGAATGCCGTGCTGTATGCGCTGGTTCCGCTCGAGCCCGACATCAGATTCTGCACTGTGCTGCCCGCGGAATTCACTGGCATTGTCTGTCGGGTGCACCGCATCTCGGGGTCTAATCGTAACATCGGCGTTGACAGGCCAATTATTGATATCGACGTATTCGGTCCGACAAGTGAAGCTGGCTCAGTTTCAAATGCAGCCAGGGACATACAATCCGACTTGCTGTCGCTCATGGGCAAGCAGGTTATGAATGGAGTGATACAGCACGTAACGACAACTGTAGGACCACGACAGCTACCGGAGGCAAACCCGAATCTAGTGCGCTATGCAGCCACTTACGAAATGTCAGTTCATCCCTGAAGGGAAAGGTAATGCCGACCAAAGAACAGATCACAGAGACCGACACTGATGGTGGCGGGATCATCCAGTTCGCTGCCGGACCGGGCAAGCAGAAGAACAATCAGCTTCTCTACGCAGCCGGAGATGTCATCGTATGGCTGGCCGCGCAGAACACGGCCGGACCAGTCACCGGCTTCGAGGACATCACCACGCTCACGGGCTATTACTGCTGCGGCTGGGTCGACACGTCGGGCTACATTTTCAAGCTCGACGAAACGACCAAGGACATTCCGGCCGCGGGCACGCTGACGCCGATTCGCACCATTCTCACTGGCGGCAGTAAGAGCGTGCAGCAGACATTCCTGGAAGGGCAGAACCCTTACGCGAGGTCGCTGTACGACGATGTACCCATCTTCCCCATCGCGTCGTCTCCGCTCAAGCCCTCGGGCACTGCACCGTACATCGCCACGTACACGATCCCTGATCCGCCAGCGGACAACCGCTACGCCATGATCTGGGATTCCATCGACGGCACAAAGGCCATGCGCCTCTATGCCCCGAACGTGAAGGTGACTGCCCGCGGCAACGACCAGGTCCAGCAAGGTGACGTGGAATCGTTCGACATCACCGTCACCATGTATCCGGGCAACGTGGCCGGTTCTATCTACGTGGCCAAGCGCTTCATCCAGTACGGCGTCGACATGTCCGGCTACTTCACGTGAGCGCCGACCCGGAAATCCCCGACGACGATTCCGAGGAAGTAGACCTAGACCTGGATCTCGTGGGTGATTCGCTGCGCGAGGAAAGGGTCGGCAAGCCTACGACCGTGCGAATTGATGGAGTAGTCGTCCATGTTCAGCACGCGGCTGCCTGGTCAAGCTCGGCCATGCGTGCCGCTGGCGTCGGCAACTGGGAGGAATGGGCGGAAGCCGTAATTGGCGACAAGGAGGAATTCGCCCACTGGCTCGACGCCGACCTAGAGAACTGGCAGATCGAGGCGATATTCCAGGCATGCGGCCGAAAGGCCAGAATCAACATGGGAAAATCACCTCGTCCTGGTGGCTCACGCAAACGTACCCGGAAGAAATAGAAGCCGACCTCCAGCGCTATTACAGCACGGACATTCGCCAGCTTGGCGACGGGCTGTCGTGGCGTCGGCTGCTGGTTCTCGTCAATGCACTGCCACCGGAGAGTGCGACTATGACGGCGATCAGAAATGACACGCCGGATGAAGCGCTGGACAAAATGGAAATGCATCCGGAGCTAGCGCAGTGGAGCGGGATAGAGGGCTTGCTGGCGCTGCTCGTAGATGAGATGCGGAACCTGACCTGGAGCTTCCTGCAAAGCCGCACAGAAGAGAGGCTGCCGCGGCCAGAGCCGCTGCCGCGGCCAGGGCTTAAATCGCGTCCTCGTGGCCGTGGTCGTCGCCTGGAAGACATGCAGCGGCTAGACCCGCGGCTGCGCGGGCTGTCGCCGGCCGAAGCACAGCAGAAGATATTCGAGCTGACAGGACACAGCTATGGCTGATGAGATTTTCGTAGGCTCGGTGGCCGTAGGCGTAGTCCCTGATGCGCGTAACTGGAACAATGACCTGCGACGGCAGCTCGTGCCCGAGGCAGATAGAATCGGCAACGAATACGGCAGCCGATTGTCCAAGGGCATTGTCGACGAGATGGGTCGCAAGAAAGCCGACTACGCAAAGGAAGGAGAGAAATCCGGCGGAGCATTCGCCGACACGTTCAAGAAGCGCATTGAAGCAGCCATCAAATCTATTCCTAAGGTGAAGCTTGACGGCGACTCTTCTGAGGCGGATAAGAAGCTACAGGAAATCCGTCGCAAGATGGAGGAACTGAGCAAGAAGAAAATCAATGTGGATATGTCGGCCAAGGATGCGATGGCCGAGCTGAAGGTGCTGGACGGGGAACTGGATAAGCTACAGCACAAATCCAAGAACATTGAGCTGAAGTTCAATACAAAGGAGGCAAAGGCTCAGCTAGCCTTGCTCCGCGGAGAAGTGAGTGCCGCTGGCGGTGGAGGCGGCGGATTCCTCGGCAGCTTGTTCGGTCTCGGTGGAGGTGGCGCGAAGGCAGGAGGTGGAGCAGCATCCTCCTCGCCGTATGCAGCCGCGGGCATCGCCGGCGCGATCGTTGCTGTGTCACCGTTCATAGGTGAAGCAATTTCCGCTGCTATCGTCGGCGGCCTCGGCACTGCCCTCGCCGCCCTCGGCATAACTGGCGCGGTCGGCCTCGGTACCACTACGGGCGGACAGCAGAAGGTAGCATCAGCGCAGCAAGCGCTAGCGCTATCAAAGCAGAAAGAGGCTATTGCACAGCAGCATCTGAATGATCTTCAGAAGAGCGGAAAGGC